TACGTTCTGCCATGTATGATTTGAGTTTAAACCGATATAGAGAAGTATTACCCTAACGTTAACATTTCAATATACTTGATAAGTTGGTCGTAGTTCTTCTTACCTTCTATTACTAATGACTCTTGTATTGGCCTGACCTTGTTTCCTTTTACTCTAGCACTAAGGTTGTTGGTCCTGATTTTACATTTCCCAATTATAGCACTCTCTTTGATTAACCTGACAGTACCTTTGTATTGTAACGTACCTGTTGTCTCTTGACCTGTCTTTGCTGTGATAGTTATTACCTGATCTGATTGTGGAAGTCTTGTTGCTCCCATCATCTTTACTATCTGTTCAAAGTGTTTTACTTCTGGGAAAAATAATATCTTCTTTCTACCTAACCTCTTTGGTGGTGCAACGTATGATTCTCTGTTTAATGATATTCCACTTTCGGTTTCTAAGTCTAACCCAGCTTCGGTTAGTAATGCCATTATCCTATAAAGATGTCGCCTGAGAATTTAAATTCGGTTCTTAATGGTTTTCTACTGTCTAACTTTGGTGTCCAGTAAACAGCGACCTCTTTAACCTCGTTTGCTTGTAATGTTTGTGGAGATTCAAATCTAAGTTCTGGATTAGTGTTTTCAATCTTAATATTATGTACAGGCCATTCGGTATCTGTGTTCTTTATGAATACTGTGTATTTCTTAGTCTCTCCTAGTAATACTCTTCCTAGATCAAGAGATTCTATGGTATTAGTCGTTTGAGCATCTGTGTATATTCTAATCATCTTTTAACCCCTTTATGAATTTCAGAATATCTGATGTATTCTTTCTCTTATCTGCTGCATCCAATTCTGCTCGCATATTAACCATATTTTTAAGATCTGTCATTGTTCTCTCATACACCATTTCTTCTTTCTTGTTATCGGAAGTTTTTTGTTCTGGTTCTTCTTTCTTTGGTTCTTCTTTAGGATCTTGCATCTTGTCAGTAGGTGTTACGCTTGTAATAGGTGCTTCATCCTCCATATCGGTTTGATCTATCTTCACGTTGGTGTTTGCGATAAGCCATTGTCTTGCCTCGCTTCTTCTCAATATATTATCTCTAAATGATGTGATTACGTCTGAGATGGTTGCTTCCTGTTTTTGAGGAGATTCAAAGAACACTTGTAGGTCTGCAAGTTTTACTCTTTTACCTCTGGTCCTCAAGTATGGTAAGATACAGTTTAGTTTAATCTGATTTGCTAATCTAACTTGGATTCGTTTTACCTTTCTAAGCAATACGGAATCGGTACTCTCTGATGCTGCTCTAGCAGTAAATCCTGCGTTGAAGAATTGTAATGGGAATTTAGAACCAGGCTCTAACAGATCTCTTTGCATATGCTCGATATATCCCTCGAATTTACTGTTGCCTGCTGTCTCTATAACCTTGACATCAAATGCTTTATCCGTAACTATCTTTGATCCTTTCTTCATCTTCTTTAGGGCATCTGCCTGAGTCTTGATAAACTGTTCTCCAGCATCTTCAAAGTGAAACATTACTGTTGGATCAGCATGACCTTGAAATATCTTTGGCATTGCATCTTCAATCTGTTTCATTTGAATTAATGGTGAATCATATATATCTCCAGTTCTAGGATCTTCATAATCTGATAATATTGAGTGGAACAGTCCTCTTGCGAATGGTTCTCTTGCAACATTAGTTAATTTGAAATGTATTACCTCTGTTGGTTTGAAAAATATGTCTTTATCGTTAACGTGTTGTACATATCGTTTAATGTGACCTTTTGCATTTCTTGTAATTGATTCTATGGTAGTTATTGGTATCTCAACAAACTCATCATTGGTTGGTGACTTTTCAATTATCCAATTTCCAGTTCCAAGATAGGAATGTATTCCATCTTCCAAAAATTCATCAAATCCTGACTCTTCAAGCCACTCATTTACCATATCTTGTATTTTTATGTTCTTTGCTGTTACCTTTAGCCCTTTTCCTATGATCATTTGGTTGTATGTCTCTATTGCTAGGTTCAATCTACCGTCTTTGTTAATTGCATCCAAAGTCTCTATAAATGGTCTATCTGGTGACAATTCATCTTGCCAATCACTCTGATTAACCTCACTTTTGTTACTAAAAGTCTCTAAAACCTTGATAGTTCCTGAATAAGTATCTTTTTTACGTGATTTTTTAGGTAAAACTGCCTCTTTTGGGTACAAAACATCTCCATTTGACCTAATTATTGGCTTCATATAGAACTTTTACTCTACTTTTGATAAATAGAAGTAAAAAGGCATCAATGAAGGTATAACATAAACCTTTGCTGCTATTGCTATCGGTTGACAATAGGTATTCACAGTTCTTGCCTTAGAACAATAAACTAAATATGATAATCTGTAATAATAGTGTTTCTAATCAAAGTCTAAAAATATATCATCAGATCCATTTACTCCAACAGCAGTTAATCTACTACCAGATACCTCTAATCTTAATCTAATTTTAAAAATTCCTGAAATAGTCGGTGTTTGTGATTGAATGAACTTTACAAGGAACGTACCATTGGAATTTAGCGTAAGAATATCATCTGATGAAAATATTGTGCCACCTGACTGATCTATAATTCTAAAAGTTCCAGAAAATCCTGATATGTCTCTTACGGTTGTAAATGACGAATCATCAAATACCGTTCCTGACAGATCAAAGTTTGCAGAGTCAGTAAAGTCTCCTTTAGCCCAGTTCATTTGATCCATTTTAAGAAAAAGTACCATAATAGTTTATATACGTATCGGTATTAATAAAGTATATATGATTAAGAGCAGAGGACCACCTCCAATAACAATACGTCATAAAGCATCTGTCAAAGGAAGCAAGAAACCAATCCGTAACGAAACAATAGAGGAACTTGCAAGAAATCATTGCTATGAGGTCGTAAGATTTGATTCACACCTGCCTGACAGAGTATGTCTGGAACAGTTACGTCAAAACACAGATCCTAACGTAATTCTATACATTGCATTGATGAGAGGCATTACCCCGATCATGACGATAGGTCAGTTCAAATCATTTATCGTTTCATTTGCTGAAATCAAAGATAAAAAGCAAACCCGAAAAATTCCAAGCTATAAGGTCTAGCCCACTCCTGCTAGAGTTCCTGATCCCATCTTGTAATAGTACAAGGCAAGCAAAAACGCATCACCAAGATCGAAAGGATTTTGTGTCGTCTTGTTAGTACCGCCCTTGCTGTTAAATTTAATTGTCATTAACTGTATTTTGAGTTTCTTGAAGATTGGGTGAATCTCGACCTGCTGGAAATCTACAGCGTTTGCTGCATAGTTTAGCATCTTCTCTCCGTACTGATTAAAGTTGATTGACTGTACGTTCATGTGTTCCTTGTCTCTAAGATCTCTTATGCCCTCAGGCCATGATCCATCTACAAAGCAACGTTTGGTCTTGAACTTCATGGAGAGGTTCTTGACTTTGTTGATAATGTCAATGTAACTAGCTCTTTCAAAAGCTTCTGCATGAATAACAGATTTCTTTCCTTTTCGCTTTTGCATAATACATATCCCAAATTCCGAAGAACCGAATCCTGGATCAATTCCAATAACTCGATCATTTGTGTCGTCATTGGCTGTCCAGGTGTACTGTTCAGCACAACATAGTTCAATGCCTTCTGGAGAGAATATATCTCCGACGTTCTTTCCCCAGACTCCGAGATATTCTCTTTCATAAGATCTTGCCTTTCCTGCTTCCTCTAGGAAACGTGGTGAGAAGATTGAGCTCTTAGTTTTCGGATCTTTTTTAAGACCTGCTTCAACATAGAAATGGAATCTTTCATATATGGTCGCCTCGACTCCTTTGGAAGGTTCTTGCATAATGTCGTAAAAAAAACCACTCGGTTGTTCTCCTGCTGTAGATACCCAAATAACCCAAGAATCTGACTTTCCAATATATCTCTCTCCGACGGTTCTAACAATGCTATCATCTCGAAGTTTGAAGAAAGCGGCTTCATCTCCAAAAAAGAGACTAACTTTTGGCTTACCTCTAGCTGAATGGATGTTATTCGACGGATAACATTTGATCCTTCCTCCGTTGACATCAAGTTCGTAAGCACCATGATCTACATAACCTAATCCTCTCTTCATTAAAAAACCTTTTGCTCTTAG